TCTAACAGCAAAACTATTATTAAGTCCTTCTGGTACGTTAATATAACTTGTTCCTTTACCGTTAGCGTTTAGCCAATTACGTAGTCTATCTGCAAAGCAACTGCCCATAGTAACTACTTTATCGTTATCGCCAAATATAGGTGTATCAGGTCCAAACCCTTTGAATACAAACTCTTTTGCCATTGCATCTAAGTCAGCAAATTGCTCTTTCTTAGCAGGAAAATAATTTACATTGCCTTTATGCCAAGAACTTTTTTCTACTTTAAAATTACCAGCACTTAGTTTAGCACTTCTAGGATGGATTGTTATGTTTGCAAATTTATCTTTAGGCATATTTTTTCTCTTTATTAAACAAATTCTATCTGAACTGTATTATGCTTTTTATATCTACCAATAGTTTCAATTATATGTTGAACCTTGTATTATAATTTATGTCTTTTAATAAACTTCTGTTGCCAACGTTTTTTCTGATCGCCTTTGTTATGGACCATTTTATCTTTAAGAACACTACTGCTCACAGGATGTTTATTTGATTCTGTATTAGTATTTAAGTTTAAAAATTGACTTTGGTCTTCATAACTTAATCGTAGTTGATAAAATATCCAACTGTCGTGTGTTTCTCTATAATTATCTAGACCGTTTAAGTATGCGTCTTCAAATTTTTGTAAAAAAGTTTTAGTGAAATCATTTTTTAAATTATATCCCATAACACCGCACTCGTCGTATTCTGAAGGCCTGCCTAGATAAGCTATTGACTTATTCTTAGGAAAGGCGTTATTAAGAAATTTTTCATCAATGTTATCAAACATTAATATATCAGCATCTAACCAAATGAGATACTCAGATTGTCTTTGAGATTCTTTAAATACTGCAAAAGTTTTATGTGCAAACTTAATACCGTTGTATCTAAATGCTCTTGGATATTCTTCTTTTGTTCCGTTGTAATGGGGGTTGTCTTTGTGTGTATTAATAAAATTTACTAATTTAGGACACTCGTTATATAAGTCATAGAATGTTAAACGAGGATGAGAATAATCTATTTTGTCTTCGCTGTAAATAACTATATTAACATTTTCCGGCAAACGCTGTATCCAAGTTTCAATATTTAATTTACTAATTTCATCCCAATATTTTTTATTTAAACTAGTAACTATAGTATAAATCATAGTGACGCATCCTCCATACCTGCTACTCTTAACTTAACTACGTTTGTAATTTGCCATTGCTTTTGATCAAGAGCTTTGAGTACACCTAACCATTTGTTACGCATTAGTGCAAATTCATTAATAATCTTTTCATAATCAACAACGTCTGCCTCACCGTCTACGTATTTTTCAACGTCACGGCTTGACAGAGCTCGTTGATAGTTTTCAAGATATTTCTTAAAAAATGAGCTACGCAACCTACGTAGCTCAATATTTAAATAGTTTAGTATAGCTTCAATCTCTTGAAGTTGATTGAATCGTTGTTCAACAATACCTGGCATACTTGCTGCCGCACGTTCTACATTTCCAACTAGTTTAACCTCTTTGCGAGCATCAACTATTTCGTCTTCAAAGTAAGCAATTGCTTGTGGTATTTTGCTTATGTCACGAGATACTTCGCTATACCAACCCATTATTCATCCCACTCTACTTCTTCTTCTAATACATCATCATCATCAAGATCTAGATAATAATTAATAGCAATGTCTAACGCAGTATCGTGACCTAATGCAGAAATAAATGATTGATCTTCTGTGCCACAATCAGCCATTAAATCTACATAACGTTCAGCAGCCTGCTCAACGTGTTTTTTATCAACATATTCTTTAAACAATGTCCAGATGTCAACTATTTGCGTATCTTCCATATTCTACTCCTCGATTGGTTGTAAGTCTTCTAGTTCTACCTCATCAGTAGTCTCATCATCGGTATTTACCACTTCTGATTGTTTTACTAGATAATCTGACATAACCTTGTCAAGATTCTCTCCTATCCATTTTTTACGATAATCAAGAATTTCTTCACCATCAAGTGTAGTGTATGCAAGCCTATTACCTTGCTTGTTAATAATGCCTTTTGCTTCAAATAATTCAAGCAAACCACTATATGGATTCATACCAGTTTCGTATGGAATCTTTACCTGTACGCCTTCAAACGGTTTAGCATAACGAGTCTTCATAACTTTACAGCCAGCACGGATACCCATAACTTGACTGATCTTGTTACCATCTTCGTCTTCTTTTAGTTTTAGTTTCTTCATTGCTACAACAATACTTGATGCATAAATGAAACCTTGTCCACCACTGATCTTATCATCTGGATCAAACATATCCTGTGATGCATAAGTGTGATTAGTACATACTAAACCTACGTTGTGACTACCAATCATATTAACTGTGTTACGAACAAGTGAAGTCAATGCCTTAGGCTTACGACCCATATCACCTTTCATATCACCTTTGTTAAACTGATCAACGTCTGTAGGTGTTAGTAACATACCTAAACTATCAATAACAAATAACACCTTAGGACGTTCTTCTTCATCCATTGCTTTGTAATCTGTCATAAATGAACTAATAGTTTTAGCAACATCGTCAATCATTGACATATTAAGTTTAAGTAGTTTTTCTTCTGATGTATCTACATCCAATGCGTGTAACCACGATTCATCAAGTGCATTCTCTGAGTCAATAAGAACTACAAAGATACCTTGATCTTGTGCTGCCTTTACAATGTTACCTGCACATATATACGATTTGCCTGCGCCAGACTCTCCTGCAAACACAGTAACCTTACCCATAGGAACACCTTTGTTAAAGTCTCCTGAGATAAGGTAATTAAGTGCATAGTTACCCGTACTAATCCAGTCTGTAGGATCGTTAAATCCTGCACTCATACCTGAAATAGATTTTGTTAATGAATTCCGAAACTTTGTCGGATCAAACGATTTGTTCGCCATATTTTTCTCCTATAAAAAGCGTATGGGGGATTTCTCCCCCATAATAGTCTTATTAACCTTGACGTGATCTAATCATTGCTAGAATGTCTTGGGCGTTGCCACCTTCTGCAGGAGCCGCTTCAGCCGCTGGTGCTGGAGTTGCTTCTGGTGCTGCCGCTGTAGCAGTTTCTACTGGAGCACTTTGGCTTACAGCAGTTGCTTGTGGGCTTGCCGCTTTTTGTGGATCGCCTGTGCGTTGTGCGAATCCTGCAGGACGGAAGTACTGTCCCCAACGATCCATATCAAACGCTTCGCCATCTACTGATGCTTCAAACATTTCTTGCATTACTTTTAGTTCTACTTCACCTGGCTTTTTAGGTAGGAAGTCATTTAGATTAAACAAGCCGTGTGTATCGACAGCAGCCATTTCTGCATCACCTAGTGGACGATCTCTACGTGCCCAATTAGATGTTGAATAGTCTGCATAACCGCCTTTTGAAGTTTTGTTTAGACGGAAGTCTACACCAGCAGTATAATCTGTTGGCAGTTCTTCCATATCTGGGTCCATAAGCGCCTGCTTAATGATCTGGAAGATTTGTGGTCCAATAATAAACCTACGAATTGGATTCTCAGGTGTAGTATCGTCCGATAGTGGGTTATCAGTTACAAACCCTTGGAAGATGTAAGAACGTTTCTTCCAATACTTACGACCCATATCTTCTAGACTTGGGTCTTTAAACCATCCACGTACTTCGTTAAGAATGTTACAAGTTTCGCCGTACATTTCCATACACGGTACTTGTACTTGTACAGGGCGTGAATCAGTTTCACCTTTTACGCCTGCAAATGGTAGTTTGATAACAAGTCTTTCTTTCCAAAAGAATGTGTTATCTGCATTACCGTCTGGTAAGAAACGCATCGTTGCCGACTCGCCTTCTTTAATATTCCAAAATGGGTAAATGCTGTTATCACCGCCTGACTGACGGTTTCCTGAAGCGCCTGCTTCTTGTGCTTTGAGCTTTGCTCGGATTTCTGCTAATGATGCCATAGTTAATGCCTCCTAAATGTTATGCCTATGTGCAGTAGCTACATTGCTACTAGTGCCTATTTGTCTGTAGCACAGTTGTTATTATATGCTATTCTACAAACAATGTCAAGTCTTTTTTAAAGAAAAACTTAAAAAACTTTTTGGATTATTCATCCAATTCTATTTATCTTAAGCCTGCTAGTTCTCTCATTCTTTCGAATTCAGGTGATGTTTCAGGCTCTCTGTATTCTTCTGTTACTTGGTATACTTTAGTAATAAACTGTTTTGCAGGTTCTATAAATTCGTTACCGTAGTCTTTTTCTACCATAGTAAGTATTGCTGTTTCTCCCTTTGGAAATTCGCCTGCTTCTTTATCGTAATAAGAAAGTATAAACTCTCCTAATGGTGTCTTTTCGTCCTTTTCAAGTGTAATCTCATCACCGTCTGGACCGTCTACTTTGTCGCCTTTTTTCTTGCCATTCATTTTGGCTTTCTTTACAGCGTGTGCATATGCATTGCCTTCGTCAAACTCGATGTCACCGTCTCGGAATGCGTCATCAGCCTGTTGTTGAATGTCGGCGTCATCCCAATATAGTTGGTCTTCTGGGCCAGGTAATGAATTAGGATTTATCTCTGGCTTACCGTTTTTAATTTCAACTTCAACTTCTACTTCGTGTTCACCGCCATCTTGATCTGTAACAAACAATGCCATAGTTCCTACTTGGCCTTCTTGTGCTTCGTTGGTTTCGCCTTCAGCAAACTGACCCATCATTTCTTCAAACGCTGATTCAATTTCCATTTCTTCTCTTGATAACCGGTCTTTG